ATCCCCGCCCAAACTGGATCCCAAAAGAGGGTGATGGGATCACCTGCCCGGTATGCTACGCGCTGGATCAACTGGACAAAATTGAAGAGCAGGCACAAAGCAATAATGAAAAGGCGAAGGTGTGAGGCGATGACATGCGAGATGGCGGTTAGATTTGCATTCCCGCAAATCACGGGCGGGAGGGTGACCGATTGCATCTTCTCACCGGACGGATGTGTAAGCGAAATTTGGATCACGCTCGACACCGGCGGGACAGAAATTGAATTTTTAAGCAGCTGTAAAATAGAATATACTGCAAAAATCCATCTTAACTCGGTTTCCGGGAGTGTGGCAAAATAAATGAGCACGAATAAAGGCATCGAAAACTTATGTGGGAACATGTGGGACTGGCAATTAGAATCTCCAAACGAATTTCATACGTTTGCAGCAGTTGTCTATGTTGCGAAAATACAAATCGAACATGGGATATTTGAGGCGGAGCGCCTCGCAGCGGAATCAATAACCGCACTCAAAGGAGGGGACTGGTACAAAGGCGCATATCCAGATCACGAGTATAGTCTTGACCCAAAAACACTAAAACGATATAGAATAGGAGAACGCCCACTATACTAACGGATACACATCGGAGCACGTGCAGCTCTACGGTGCCCCGGATCATCGACCGGAAAACGAGAAAGGGTTACCTGTGCAAACTCACGAGTACGGATCTGCTTGATTACTTTTCTTATTTTTAGTCGCATATGTGACTAAATATAGCGTCTCCCAATTATTTATTTTTTTGCCAAAATCCCCAATTCCTCCATATTTACCATTCCCGCCACGATTCGCGCTATTATCACGATTCTCGCACACTCTCTTTTATCGCCCGCTCTCGCGCGGGAGGTGTGCACACTTATGGAAATCGTCACTATCATTTTATCTGCCGTTGGTGCTGCGGGAATCGCCGCCGTCGGCTACCTGAAAGCACGGGCAGCGGGAGAATCGTTCTTGCTCTCGAAATTTCTCCAGACTATCAGCATCGGTGCCGTGGTCGGTGTCGGTATCGGGGTATCTGGAGGGCAGATCACAGACACTGCCGTGAGCCAGCAGGTCACCGCAATCGCATCGCTCGGTATGGGCGGGTTTGTCACATATCTGGTCGAGACATTTGGCAAATATGTCTATCGCGGGGAAACAACTGCAAACGTGACAGCAGTAACCTCGACACTGATTACAACCCCGGACATCATACAGACAACCCCCACCACAACGGCAGCGCAGACAGCAACCACCGAACAACCCAAAACCACGTATGAAGTAAAGGCGTCCGGTCAAGTCGATGTTGGCGGATTCAAAGTGACCGTCCCCTATGCCGATGTCGGTTTGGATCCATCAAAATACACGGTCGGATCCCTTGATTGGCAGCACGCCTGCATCAACGTCCTCGACGCGGAATCAGGATACAGTGAGCTCTCAAGCGCAACCGGCAAACCCACCGCAGCCAACCCGCTTGAAAAGGCAGCGATCACAGCCGCCGCCGCCCTCGCGACCTATCAGGGAATCGTAGGAAAAAGCATCAACAATATCAAAGCCGACGCAGCAGCGGTAAACGCATAAAGACGCATAAATTTGCGGGCTCCTGCCTCCGGGACACGATTGTGCGGACCGCACCCGCCGGGAGCCTATCCCCTGCACAGATTGCCAGTGTATCGCCGCGATAGACCACATTCCTGGAAGTATCGGTTTCACAACCATGCAATTGCCCCATGTTCTCGTCTCACTCCTACAGAGATTGGTAGCAATAATACGGAAATTGCAGCCTGTGCAGGCACCCCAAACGGTGGCGGCAGAACAAACACCGGCAACAAACAGCACCCCCGTAGATCAACGGCAGATCGTTTCCACTGGAGACCCGATTGAGGAAAAGGCAGCGAGTTCGACTCTCGCCGGGGGTATTCGTATCACCATTGACCGGAACAGCACCGTAGAACAAATCGCCGCGTCGCTGCAACGAGTGTCCGACACCCTGACCGCTCACGCTATCGAGCAGTGGGTGCAGTCCAACATCGAGTACGAGTCTGGGTACTACTATCGTGGCATCAACTACGCACTTCAACACCGGAAAGGCGACTGCACGGAAATGGCAGAGATTATCGTGCGGCTATGTGAGCTGGACGGCGTGTTTTGCCGGACGGTGCACGGATACGGGACGTGGCGGACAGGTACAGGGGCGATCGAGACGTTCAAACACGATTGGGCAATCGCCAGAATCAAGACGTTTGACACGGTTACGGGTGCGGCTACAAAAAACTCTCGCGAGCAGCGTCTTGACGGAGTGCCGGACTGCCTCCGGTACGAGCAGACAGGCGAGGGGATCTGGTGATTTTCAATATTGACAGTTTTTTCTGGGGACTGGTGGCGGGGATGCTATTCGTTATGGTTGTAGGGGCGTATTGGTTTTTGTATAGGGATGTGCCATGAGGGCGGATGATGATGTAACTCTAGACCCGGTTCCCCGGTGCGACTACGAGCAGCGCTCACCGACACGCAACAACAATCGCCCGTATTGCGAGCTGGGGTTTTGCCCGCAACATCTCGTAAGGCTTTCTTGTGGGGTAAAACGCGAATGACTGCCATCTGCTCCCTCTGTCGGTACAATTTTTTGTGCCCGGTAGAATACAAATACAAGCAGAGGCACTCACCCAAACCCTGCGAGCGGGAAGAGCGGCTGACAGATAGCGAGATCGCTGAGCGGTGCGACATCACTCCGAACGATGCCGATTGCTCGTTTTGCGGGGTGCTGAAGAGTTGTGAGAAACAGCGGAGAGCGGGGTGATGCGGTGACCGCTGCGAAGAAAGGAAATCCGGCCAAAAAAGTCCCGGCAAAACGCGGAACCAGGACCAAATACAACCCGGATTATCACCCCCTCGCAGCATGGACTCTGGCAATCAAGGGACTAATCAACAAGGAGATCGCTGCAAAACTCAGGATTTCAACAGGGACCCTCGCCGAATGGAATAAAATCCACCCCGACTTTCTAAGCGCCATAAAAGATGGAAAAGGTATCGCAAACACAAAGGTAGAGCAGGCACTGTTCAAGCGTGCGACCGGTTTCAGGTACAAGGAGAAAAAGAAGATCGTCAGCACCACCGGAGAACCTCGCACCGAAACGACGACAAAGCACGTCGTTCCGGACGTATCCGCCTGTATTTTCTGGCTCAAGAACCGAGCATCGGAAGACTGGAAAGACAAACAGGAGATGGAGCACACCGGCAACATCTTCCTCCTTTTTGACAAGGAGGATAAGAATCTATGACGTGCGCCGCGTCGGTGCAGCAGCAATCCGGGCAATATCTCCCGGGCACTTTACCAATCCGGGCGCAATTCAAGAAGACCCTTGATCAGCAAAAAGCAACGGCATTACTGGGTGGGAACTATAAGTGGATCCTCCTGCACGGAGGAAGTCGCAGCGGGAAGACTCTTATTCTGGTCCGGGCAATCTGCATCAGAGCACTCAAGGCACCAGGGTCCCGCCACGTCATTTTCAGGCTCCGGTTCAACCACATCAAGCAATCCATCTTCATGGAGACCCTGCCGGAACTCTTCGAAAAAGAGCCAGAGCTCAAGAAGATCAAAGATCGCGTAAAATGGAATCGGGAAGACTATTTCATCACCTTTCCGAACGGTTCAGAGGTCTGGATAGCAGGGCTCGACGACAAAGACCGGACCGAGAAGATCCTCGGAAAAGAGTTTGCAACGATTTACTTTAATGAGTGCAGCCAAATCCCCTATTCATCAGTAAGCACTGCACAGACCCGTCTTGCGCAGAAGTGTGAAGGGCTGAGCAACAAATTTTACTTTGATTGCAACCCCCCGACAAAGAGCCACTGGCTATACTTGTTTTTTTTCCAAAAGATCGACCCGGAAACAAAGGTCCCTCACCCCCGCCCCGACCTCTACGCAGAACAACAGATGAACCCTGACGGTAACCAGGAGAACTTGCCTGACGACTATATCGAGACGATCCTTGGAGCGTTGTCGGAGCGGAAACGAAAACGGTTCAGGGATGGTGCATGGCTCGATGACCTCGAAGGTGCCCTCTGGAAACGGTCATGGATTAATAACGCCCGCATATCGGTGCAGAACGTGCCCACACTTATCCGCATCGTTGTTGCCATCGATCCGGCAGTCACTTCCGGAGAAGACAGCAACGCAACCGGCATAACTGTTCAGGGCATCGATGCACGTGTCCCCCTCCCCCATTTTTATGTACTTGCAGACCGGACTGTCGAGTCAGCCACCCCTATGGAATGGGGACAGGCAGCGGTCAACGCATTCCATGAATATAAAGCCGACTTCATAATCGGTGAAGTAAACAACGGCGGGGAACTTGTGAAGAGCAACATTCTGACGGTAGATCCAAACGTCCCCTTTAGGATGGTCTACGCGTCCCGGGGAAAAATCAAGCGTGCGGATCCCATAGCAAATCTCTACGAACAGGGGCGAGTCCACCACGTCGGAGAATTCCCGGAACTGGAAGACGAACAATGCAGCTACACACCGCAGATGGAAGCAGAGGGAAAGAACAGTCCTAACCATCTGGACGCTTGTGTATGGGGGTTGTCTGCACTATCGGGCAAATTGGGCGGTCACGTCCGCTTCGCCGCGAGAAAATCGGAGAAAAGACGATGAGAGCAAAAGACATTTTGGAAATCTGTGAGGAACTCGAAGACCTTGCAGCGGTAGGCAAGGCATTGACGAATGGAACCGTCCCGGACGGAGAGGTCGCAGTCACGGAAGATAACCGGCGACTGTTGGCGTTCTTCAGACTCATATGGAGTATACGACCATGAAAATCCCCTTCACCAACCGCACCCTCAGCCTCCAGGAAGGCCCGGTTGGCAAGGTAATCAGTGTCGCAAAGGCACGGTTCGCTGCTTTCAAAAGCGGCTACACGCACACCGATCTGATGCAGGACCCGACCCGGACGTTCACCCACCTCCGAAAACTCCGGAATATGTACAAAGCGGGAGGGTACATCTCGACCGGGATCGACCTGTACCCGCTCTGGACTATCGCAGAATGGTATACGCTTGAAAGTGATGACGAAGCTGCAAAGAAAAAGATCGAGCAGTTCCTGGACGAGATCAATTTCAACCAGATCACAACCACTCTGATGACCGACGCCCTTGTTGTCCGAGATGGTATTGCCGAGATCGTGTACGGCAACGGCATGTTGAGCGAGACCCCGGTGAATATCCTGGTGCGTCCGGCAGAATGTTTTGAGTTTGACACTGACATTAAGGGCAAGATCCTGCAATACACCCAGAAAAACGATAACCAGGGGAACTACCTCTCAGATCCCCCCTCACTCAAACCTCACCAGGTTCTGCACTATCAGTTTGCGCTTGATCCCACATCTCCCTACGGTGTCAGCCTGTTCGAACGCGCCATTCATGACATACAGCGGGATACGCGGGTGATCGATTCTGTAACTGACGGCATTGTGATACACGGCACGCCAAAGTGGCAGGCAGCCGTCAACAAGAATAGTCACGACGCACCGCCGTTATCGGATGCCGACTGGACTGATTTCAAGGAACAGTTCAAAGATATCAACGCACAGGACACCTTCCCTACAGAGGGAGATGTCGAGCTCATCATGCACGATACCCAGGGCGTTCCGAACGTGCAACAGTACTCTGACGTCACCGCGTTCCGGGTCTGTGCGGCCGAAGGGGTCCCGGCTGAGCTGGTGGGGTTCCGACAGGGCACATCAGACTCAACCGCAGTCTCTCGCATTACTGCATTCTATAAGCAGATCAAACTCGTGCAGAAAGACATCGAGCGCCTGTGGAACGTGCGGGTCATCGACAAGGTTACCGGAAAACCCGGGCTCGTGAAGATGAAACTAAACTCGGCGTCAATAGATGAGTTCCTGCGGATGTCCGTTGCAATCTCACAGCTCCGAGGTGGAATCGATCCGGATGCAGTATGCCCGGCAGACTTCGCACGGGAACGGCTGGGGATCCCGAAGGACGAAGAACTGCCGGAAGCAGAACTGCCGGAAAAGGAGATCCCGGTCCAGGAATCCGGACAAAATCCCTCGGACATAATGGGAATCCGGGCACAAATAGGAGCGCATGAGTAATGCCCCGTCGCATCCGCCCCGATCCCACGGGGGCAAAAGGCATCGAGCGGAAGATGATGCTCCGCCTGTATGCCCTCGTAGTTAGATTTGGGATTGTGGTAAAGAACATGGTTGCCGAAACGGAACCACGGGCGCTCGAATCACCGGTCTCGTACCTTCGGGGGCACTTTATCGGGGGGCGATGGGTACCGGACACCGGCACCCTTATGCAGACAATCCGCGACACTGCCGAACGCGAGATTACAGAACCGGGGAAAAAGGTTGCAAATGAGATTGCCCGTATGTCCTTCGATCAGGGTGTCCGGTTTGCAGAGAAAAATATCAGCCACCTCAAGCAGGTTTCACTAACTGTCGGCATCCGTATTGGTGGCGGTTATTCTCCTACCGATCTAAAAATTATCGAGGGAATCTACCAGAGGAACCTTGTCGAAATCAAGGGTGTGAGCGATGAGCTCGCCAAGCGGATGAACACAGTCCTGCTGGATGGAATGAGCAAAGGCGAAGGCATTCGCAAGATGGCTCCAAAGATCAATAAGGTAACGGAGTTTGGGAAAAAGCGATCGATCCTGATTGCACGCACGGAAGTCATGCGAGCAGTCAACACCAGCAACAAAGAGCGGATCCGTGCAGCCGGTTACACCATGGTTGAATGGACCAGTGCTGGGGATGACGGGCGAACGTGTGAAGATTGCTTGGCACTGAATGGCACGCGGTATCCTATTGACAAGGCGCCGGATCTGCCCCGGCACCCAAATTGCAGGTGTTCACTTTTACCGATAATGACTGATGAAGAAGTTAACGCGGAGGAATGATGGCTGAGATAAATTATGGATTTCTACCGATTTGGGTAGAAGGGACACATGCCGATGAGGATGGTAGTTTGATTCTTGACCTTAAAATCGACAAAGTGTATTTTAGAGCACTGGACTCAATAAACCGAATTATGGAATCATGGCTCTGGGAACTTGAGACAACTCCTGACTGGCATCTGCACTATCTCTTGGAGCGGGAACATGAGCGAAGCATATCAGAAATGGCACCGGGAACTGAAGCGGAAAATACAACCGAAACTCAAGGTGCAGAAAAAAAGTGTGGGGGGTCACAACATAATGTTCGAGTTTATGATCAGGGCCCGTAACAAGTTTTTACAAACTCTTGGGGGAAAGCACGAGATAAAAGGCTTAAACAGCGCTTCGAATTGGGAGACCGGCTCATATGACACAATCCTATTCCATTGGATCATGAAGAACCCCCTCCGGCAAATAATCAAAGCAATGCCCGGAATACCCCAAGCATGGATAGACAACCTTACCGGGCCGTCAAAAACATTTTACGAAATAGGAAAACATGTGTGGTATGACTCCGATCATAACGCAGAGCGACGAGAGAAGATGTGGAAACCATTTCAGTATTTCTGCGTGCTCTGGGATGTTGACGATATGGCAGAATTCTGTGATCGTATCCTTTTTGAGTGTCTATCTCATCCGGAACGATTCTTCATCAGTGTTCCCCGCCTTGACCCGGAGAATTGGTACATTGATGGCAGGGGTAGGCGCGTTAAAGTGTGGTCCTATGATCCGAGAGTGAGGTTCGACTATCTCTTTCCGGACTCGTCGATTATCGTTGAATCAAAACCCTCCCGGGACTTCATTTATCTTATTGACAGAGTGGGTGATCCGTATTATGCAATTTTAGATCTACAGAGTTGCTCCCCCGTAAAAGAGGGGGGATATTCGTATAATATCGTCAAGAAAACCCCCCATCTCATCAACGCGAGGTTAAAACGCGGGGAAATTTCAAACGGTGATTAAAACCATGTCGAAAAATGAGAAAAAAACTGAAACGAAAACAGCAGAACCGGAACCAGAAGATCTAAAAATCCCTATGGGCGCACCCAAAATCACCCTAGAGGACCGTGTCGAGGCACTGGAACTTACTGTAAAAAACCTCAAAAAACTGGTTGATGGTCAAAGGGACAGAGAGTTCCCGTTCGGATCTTGAGGGGCGGGAAGTGACTTTCAAACCCGCATTTCCCCTAGAGGCTGTAGAGTATATTCGCAGGCACAGAGACGAATGGCCGTCAGTACTTGCATATAAGATCGGAGTCCTATTCGGTTATACTTGCACAGATCGCGGAGTACGGGAGCAAATTAAGAAAATGAGGTTAGATCTGAACGGTGTGTGCGAGCAAGTATGAGTATTCCGGTCTCCGTCCTCATTTGCCACTCCCGCCACCTCACTCCCGATCAAGGCACTGCTCCCGGCACCTGCTGTATTTGCGGCAGCTACACCGATCATGGCTACGAGTGGACCGATACCGGCACATTCACGACATTCCAGTTCATCCTCGGAGGGGATGTTGTCTGCCCGGCATGCTGGCACATCAAGAAATCGCGGGATTACCGGTGCTCAATGTGGTGGGTGAACGAAAAGGAGTTCCGGCAGTTCAAGTTTGAGGAGGCGAGGTACGCCCTGCAAAACCCCCCAGAGCCGCCGTTTGCTATCTACTTCACCCGCACCTGGAAAAAGCAGGGGTGGATCAACCTCGTGAACCGGGCAAATCACAGCAAGGATCGGTTCGTTGTAGGGTTTGACTACGATGTTATCGAGGTAGATGCATGTAAACGAGATCAGCATTTCCAATTCATCGACGACCTCTTCCAGCAGGGTCTTAGAAAAACCGAGATCCTTGCCGGCATCGTCCAGCCCCGGTCCTGCGAAAAGATCGACAGAGAAACACACGAGAGGTTACAGGAGCTTCGCGGGGATCCGCTCTGGGACTTGTGCGCATGGGTTACACCGGCACCAAAAAAGGAAGTGAAAAATGGCAGTATCTGAATTACACGATAAAATCGCAGACGTATTCGCGCTGGTCTACCGGCGTGTGGAATGGAAAAAGTTCACCCGCCCTGGTCTCTCGGCAGTGGACAGCATGGTATCGCGGTTGAACATCGGAAAGAACGAACCTGATATCCTGCGCTGCGTAGAGCGTGTTTGCATGGGTTACGGGATCCTATCCATCCCGGTCGAACCCGCATGCCTGGAATCACTCATGGAACAGAATGCAGAAGTCATGCAGATTATCCGCGAGAACGGGATATATATCGCCCTGCTCGCGCAGAAGAAAGCAAAGGAGAACTGATTGAGGTGACATTTTCAACGAAAATCTATCCGGGAATCATCACGGCACTATCCCCTATACACCAGGGTGGAGACGAAAAATCAGGAAACACCCAGATGATCAAACGAATAGCGTTCATGGTCGATGGGAAAAAGACTATGATCCCAGTGATATCCGGCAATTCGATCCGGGGAGTCCTGCGACGGCTCATTATGGCAGACATGCTGGAGCGGCTGGACTACACGCTGGAGAACATCAAGGTCTATCATATCCTATTCTCGGGCGGGTCCCTGGAGTCTGTGGAGTCGGACGCGGGGTATCTCAATCTCGAAACCCGGAGAAAGATCAGGGAAACGCTCCCGCCACTCTCCCTGCTCGGGACCTCGATGGGCAACCAGATGCCAAGCGGGAAACTGGAAGTTGATTTTGCATTACCGATCTGCTCGGAGCTTGCCGGATTCTTACCGGCACAACACCGGTCGCCCCGAAGCATCTACGAAATGCAGGACCATGATTTCACCACGCGGCGGGACGATCTCCGTGCTGATCGCGAAGAAGGTGAACGGGCTGTGCAAATGAAGGTGGATTTCGAGATCCTGATCCCAGGTACCCGGTTCCATCACCGGTTTGCCCTGAAGGACGCCACCGATATCGAACGGGCTGCATTCGGTCAGATGCTCGCACTCTGGAATGCTCGGTCACACATCGGAGGGAAATCAGCGATCGGGTTCGGGGATGTCAAACTGGATTATGCAGGGATCCCGGACTCAGCCCCATACCTCGCGTGGCTCGAAGAGAACCGGGAAAAGGTCATCAGTCAGATCAAAGAAATGGAAACGGCGTTCGGGTGATCCTCGTGGACCCGTACCGGGAAGTGCTCCGGACGCTCGCAGCTTACGAGCCGCCGGCAGAGCATACTAACTTTTGTGTCACGTATCGGATGAGTACACCGATCTCCCTCGCACACCCTTGGATCAATGGC